AAAAGGCCACCTTCGGCGTACTTCTGCTGCCCGCCTGGGCCGCGCGGATTGTATGTCGGGTCGATGAGTCCCTGAAGGTAGATGGCTTCGCGCAGTGCCACGTTGAATGACTCAAGGCGGCTCAGGGATGCGGAGGTGATGCCTGACTGCTTGGGGGCTGGGATCTTCAGCAGAGAACCGATGATCTTGTCGACTTCGCCTCGGGAAAGGCCCATCTGCTTAGCCAGCGCATAGACCTGGGCAGTCTGCTTGTTGAACACCGCAGTAGCCCGGTCCGTGTCCCCGGTCAGCTGAATAGTGTCGTCACGGGTCTGGAGGATCGTCTGGGCAAGCTTCAGCAGAACCTCGGCGTTATCCCGACCTGCCTGGTTGTGCAGGTTGAGAGTGTCCTTGTTCTCCTTAAGGGAAGCCTTAAGGTCGTCCAGGCCCTGCTCGAAAGCGATCTGGTTACTGACCTGGGCCACCGTCAGCTGGGTCAGCAAAGCAATCTGCTTGTTCAGTTCATCAATGGCCTGGATCTCGGCATCGGTAGGGGCGATGGTGCCCTTGATGGCCTCACCGAAATAGCCGACCTTTTCAGCAGACTCGCCATAGGCCTTCCCCAACATCTCGATGTCGTCGATGTCCTTGAGGTCGATCAGGCCACCGAGGGTGATGATGTCCTTGAAGACCCCGTACAGGCTCAGGGCATGGCCGGTCAGGAACGTGATCAGTTCGATGAGATCCTCCACGCCCACGAGCAGGTCGTAGAAGGCCCCAGCAGCTTCGGGGTGGCCGATCAGTTCGTTGAACAGTTCACCGACGGCCTTGCCGATGTCGCGCAGCCCGACCTGGAGAGGGCCGAAGAAGGAGTCGATGTTGCTCAGGCCAGCGTTCAGCCCGGGTAGCAGCTCCTCCACGAACCCCAGCAGCGCATCGGTCAGGGGCACAACAGTCCGGGCAGCGGCCTGGAAGACGCTGGTGATCTCGGAGTCGAGATTGGTGAAGCGTCGCCCGATCTCGTCGAGTGCGTTGAGGAACGGCCTGACCAGGTACTCCGCACCCTGAAGGGCAGTGTTGCGCAGGTTGTTCTTCAGGTCTGCGAACTTGTCCTGGACTTCCTGGAACTGGGAGGCGAACTTGACTCCGATGAAGCCCAGGCCACCGATGGTCAAACCGGCGAGGATAGCCGTGGCGAGGGCCGCACCGACGGCGACGGCGAACGGGGCCAGGGCGATCAGGACTGCGGCAAGACCGGCCTTGATCTCGGCGGGCAGACCCGACAGTCCGTCGTCGAGGGTGTCGATGAGGCCCTTGAGCAGCTTGCGCCCGAAGCTCTCACCCTGACCTGCGGCGTCGTCGTCCTCTTCGCGTACCCGCCTGCGCCTGCGCCGGACGATGTCATCCACGTCGTCATCGGTGTCACGTCCCAGCCGCCTGGTCCGGGTACGGATGTCACGGTCGGCTGCGCGGATGATCGCCTCAAGTTGGGCGGCAAGCTCACGGGCAAACGGAGCCGTGTCCGCGTGCACCTCGATGAAAGCTTTGCCCAGCGCCATGGGACCATCTTACGGCTTTGGTCCGTTTTTCCTACTTCATGACCGCATTCATGGCGTTAAGGAAAGCCTGCTCCTCGGCGTCGAAGTTGATCTCAACCTTGATGCCCTTCGGCGGGGCCTGGATACTGGTCACCCAACCCGCCCTTTTCTTCGGATCGATGTGTGACATGACCTTGGTCCACACCTCATCGAGCCACCCGGCCAAGCTCATCCCGGCAGCAGTGTTGACGTGCACGATCTCCCACGCCTCCTTGACCGCGCCAAGCACGTTCATGACCTCCCACCAGGGACGGTCAGCTGCCGTGGCCAGAGCCTGTCGGCCCAGCTCGGCAATCTGGTCCATGTCGGCCCGACCCTCCCACAGCGCCTCTTCGACATGGGCGATCGCATCCTTACCGGCCAGGCAGGGGAAGATCTCGTAAAGGTCCGGATCGGGACCGTCGATGTAGACGACCCACTCCACTGCGTCCATGGCGGGAATGGTGTAGCGGGCCCCCTCGAACTTGACCGTCAGGGGGCATGGGCGCAGATGGAGCAGGAGGTCACTTGCGCTGGACACGTACAGGGCTGGCCTTGCCCTTGGCCTTCTCGATGGCCCGGTCCTCGGACTCCTCGGCGTTCTCCTTGACCTTGGCCAGGATCGCCCCGAGCAGCACATTGTGGTCGATCTTGCCGGTCAGGTACAGGGTGTCGACGATGTCACGGTCAGCTTCGGCGATCAGGGACTCCAGTAGGATGCCGATCCTGTTGATCTGGATCTGCCAGAACTCGCTGACATCGTCGTCGGTGCTGGCACGGATAGTGCGCCCGATCCTGACCATGATCTCCAGCTGGCCCTGGGTCGGCGGGGTGAACCCTACGATCCGGCCACCCAGAATGATCGTGTTGTCCGTATCTGTCATATGTTCATGCTAGCGGGTGATAGTGACTTTGAAGCCATAACGGGGGGCAACGGACAAAAGCGCATCAGTCATGTACGGCTGAGCAGTCGTACCCGGATGCGACACCCTGAGGAACTTCACCGACCTGCCCGCCCTGCGCCAGTAGAACCCCAGCAGCGCAGCACGCTTAGGGGTGATCTCCCTGGCGGGCTGGCCCTCATGAACCGAGTAGGCGTAGATCAGGTCCGAACCCGAGTTCCCGATCACCGACTCCCCGACGGTGCGGATCGACCAGTTGATCGTCGACTTCAGATGCCCAGTCGAATAAGGCCCGCCCGGGGCATTGCTGCGGGCCTTGCGATTGACGGCGGAAGTGGTCCTACGAACCAGAGGCCGGGTCAACTTCAGCGACGTCAGCCTCACCAGGGCGTGATTCAATTCCACCCGGTTCGCCATCAGCCCATCCCTTCTTGCGCCGCACAGACTGGCTCGCCTTCTTGCGCGGCCTGGCCGAAGGCATCGTCTCCACGTAAGGGATCAGGTGACCCGTGTGGGCTGCCATCCTGCCCAGCACGCCCAGCTGGTCACTGGTGTAGATGTTGCCCTTGCGGAACCTGCCGACGTGGCTAACCGCAATCCAGCTCCTGCTCGCCCTGTCCGCCATAAGGCCCTTCCTCCCAGCAGTCCATGCAGCCCTCAAAGGAGCCGCACTCGTTGACGCCCTCTTCGGTAATGGCCAGGATAGGCACCTTGACCGCTGAAGGCTTGAGACACCTTTCGCACCATAGACCGACAACCGCCCTGTCGTGGGCGGCTTCAATCATGATGTACGTCTTCATCGCGGGCAGCACTCCGTGTTGAGGATCTGGACACTGACCTGCCAGGTTCCACCGGCACAGCCGCCCGTGGTCGGCAGGGGAGCCCACGATCCCAGGGCGATCGAGCCCGGGTCAAACTGAGCGAACAGGCAGCAGAACGCCTGCCTCATCGCCTTCGCATCGTTCATGACGTTGACCTGGAGTGCAGTCCACTCGGGGCAGGTGGGGATGGTCTCGATCGAACCTGTCGGGGCGCAGCGCATCAGGCCCAGCTCGAACACGACACCCCAGGCCATGGGCCCGCAGCCTGTCCACACCGTCAGCGTGTCCGGGGTCGGGAAGTCGGTGGAGCTGGAGAAGATGTCGACCACACGCACCCAGGCCAGGCCTGAGCAGCACAGGTCCTCGAACAGGGAGGCGTCCATGGAAGCGAGTTCCCCGACGCGGTAGCAGACCTCGCCTGGCATGGTCCCGCCGTTGACCATGAGCGTGGTGCCGTGCTCGGCGATCAGGGCGTTGTTGAAGCACTCCAGCAGCATCGCCGCGACCGGCTGGATCATCGTGTCGGTCACGGTGTGGTCACCTGCCTGGTCACGGGAAGGTCAGGTGAGTAGATGCGCATCGGCCTGGCCAGCCCGTACGGGTTGTAGGCGCGGATGATCTGGTCGACCTCGGGGATGCCGGTGAACTGATTGTCGATGAGGAAGTCGATGTTCTGGAAGGTCAGCTGCACACCTTGGCGGGCTACGGTGCTCAGACGCCCAGGCAGGCGGCAGGCCTGTCCGGCGCAGGCCTTGGCGAACTCGCAGGCAAGGGTCGCTGCGGCGTCCAGCAGGGCCGCAGGCGGAGCTTCACCGCGAAGGTAGGTGACTACCAGGGTGTTGTCCTCAAACAGCCCCAGGCCCGCGTCAACGTTGTAGTTCTGGCACTCAGGCCAGGCACCTGAGGTCCGGACCAGCCACTTGGCGTCGTCTACCCGGTACTCGTCGGCTGGGACCAGGATGCCGTTCTGGATCACTGAGGTAACCCCGGTAACCGGACCGGGCAGATAAACCTGCTGGTGTGGCTCACATGAGCAGCAGCCAGGCCCATCGCCGCATCCGCACCAGCAGTTACGCCACTGGCCGTTGAGGATGTAGGGAAGGTACGGACCAAACAGGCCGTCGTTCCACCACAGGCCAGCGTTACCTGTCCCGCAGTAGCGCCCACATGGCCGAACGGTCTGGGGGCACTGGCCGAACTGCTTACCCGTAGCGGCCCACAGGACTGTCGTGGCATAGTTCAGGGCCCGCTGCTGGGAGCCCGGGTCCAAACCATCCCAGCATTCGCAGCACGGATTGAACACGATGTTCCACGCGCAAGGCCCAGTAGCCACGATCCACCTCCTTTACCACCATGTCTGATTTACCATGATATGGCAAAGGAGGTCCCAAATGGCCCTGACTACCGTGACCCTGCACGGCCAGATCCTCGAACTCGACGGCCTGACCCCGGCGGTAGGGACAGTGACCTTCAAGACGCTGGTCGAGCTGAACGACACCGTTGACAACGTCACCTACCAGCCGAGCACCTTCGTGGCGACGCTGGACGTCAATGGTGAGTTCACGATCGTTCTCCCGGCAACCGACAACCCTGATGTCGTTCCACTGAACTGGGTGTACCAGGCGTTCGTGTCGACGACGACCTGGCAGGAAACGATCTACTTCCAGCTTCCTTTCGTACTCGGAACAGTGGAGTTCGCGGACCTGACCCGCCTGGACTATGACCCGTGCACCCAGACGGTAGGCGGCATTCCGGAGCCACCCGACAATCCGAACCTGTATGTCCTCAAGGCCGGGGACACGATGACCGGCCCGCTGATCATCAACTCAAGCCTTCAGGTCAACGGGACTGCCGGGGTCACCTACGGCAACACGAGCCTGAACATCGGCCAGGTACTGGCCATGAACGCCTCCACCTGTGTCCTGTCCGGTGGGGAACTGACCCCGAACGCGGACCTGACCAAGATTGACATCTCGGCGATGACCGGCGTGATCATCGACTGGGATTCGGTCAACCCGACCACAGGCACGAATCCGAACCTGACATATGTCACCTGGCCAGGTGTAGTCGGGCTTGTCCCGACCTTCGCCCCGATCACCTGGTACATGATCAACAGCGCCGGTGCCCTGGTACAGCAGGCAGCCCAGCCCACCCCGGCACAGCGACGCCAGAACGCCGTCCTCGGACTCACCCTCACCCAGGGCGGCGTCATCCTGGTCGACCAGACCCTGCCGACGATCCCGTCCCAGGTGGGCAACCAGCTTGCCGACCTCATGGACTCCCTCGGCCCGTTCATCGACGCAGGCTGCGTCATGACCCCCAACGGCGTCAACCGGTCGATCAACCTGAGCCTCGGCGACACGTTCAGCCGTGCATTC